GCATACTTTCTCATTGGAAAATGACCCTTTGGTTGCACCCATTCAGTACAGGTTTTGCAATAGTTCTCATATTTGAACAATCTAAAGTTCATCATCTTATCTATGTTCTCCTGCGTTAGGTCAAAGGTTTTAGATAGTTCACTATTATTGGCAAACTTCTTACTACAATGTACAATGTGTCTCTTTTCAAAGTCTATAACAGGCACCATAGGGAAAGCTGCACACATTTTCCTATCTATTTCTGGTGCTTGTACAATATCTGTAAACTCTGGTGACCTGCCGTTAAAGGCCTTCCACATTGTATTCTTATGGTCTAGTTTCTTCATCACTTCAGGATACTTGTCTTTATATTTAAAAAAATTTGGTGTTCTTACAACTACATTATAGTTATTAAAATCATTCTCTGGTACATAATCAAAGTTACCTAGTTTAGTTACTTCATGTTCGTACCAATCTAATATGTTATGTTCAACATATAATATATCTTTATCTTCTAATATATGAGGATATCTTTTACGAACAAACGAGTTAGATAATACTGAACAAACATGATTCGGATTCTTTTTAATCTCTGATATTACCTCATCTAAATTTTTTATTAAGCCTGGCTCACCACCTAGAAGATTAACTCTTACTTTATAATCTTTTAGGAATCTTAAAGTCTTCCTCAAGAAATCCATATCTACTGTGAGATTACGCATTTCTAAAGTATAACTAGTACAATAATGACAATTCTTATTACATGACATAGATAAGAAGAAGTCAATAGCTAGATAATCATTTTGTATTTGTTGTAATGTTTTCATAAAATTTGTTAAATGCTATCTTTAATTTTCTCTTATCTTTAAAATCAACTTCTTCAATATACTCTGGTAGTTGATATGTTTTCTCAACAATATGGTCGTAAATATCTTCCGTTGTTTCATTAATTAAACTTTTGTCAAATAGGTCGTCACCAATAATTTTCTTCATACTATCAACAAATTTGCTATTGTCTTGTTCTAGTACAATTAAAATAGTATTGATAATTGTATCAATCTCACTTTGAGTCATGTAAGGGTGTAACGGTAATGTCAATACTGTATCACTTACAATCTTACTTACATAGGTAATATCTTTTCGGTGTTTAATATTATTGTACATTTTATTTTCAGATATAGGGTTTTCGTAATGTACTTTTGCACCTAATTTTTCTTTTAACTTATCTCTTATCTTTTTGTTTTGTAATCTAATAACATATTTGTGATAGTTATGACCACCTGTATTAGATTGTACAATAACGAAATCTTTTAAAGCCTCATCATATTGTTTGGCGATTTCTTGTCTCCTTTCTATGTAACTATCAAGTTTGTTTAATCTATAGTTAATAATTTCAGCATTAAATAATAACATTTTAGAGTTATAACCTAGTATCTCATTATTACCATGCTTTCTTAATTTTTTAAATATTTCAGTATCGCCGTCTGTAATGATAGCACCACCACCTGAAATACCAGCAACAACTTTGTTTGCATTAAAGCTTAAGGTACTAATATCACCTATCGTACCGGCTACAACGCCATTATAACTAGAACCTAAAGATTGGCAAGCGTCCTCTATAAAAACAATATTCTTCTCTTTACAAAATTCTTTAATTGTGCTAGTATTAGACATGTTACCAAATAGATGTGGATATATGATTGCTTTTACCTTATCAGAATACATCTTTTTGATACTATCAAAAGACATATGATAAGTATTGATATCAATATCACAAAATACTGGTGTAGCACCTGCCATAGATATTACACTTGCAGTTGATATCCAAGAAAAGTTTGTTACAAGTACCTCATCACCAGGTCCAATATTCTTACTTAATAAGGCAAAATATAATGCGTCTGTACCGTTAGCACAAACTACCACATTTCTACCTAATCTAGCTGATAAATTCTTTTCAAGAAACTCTATATTTGTTTCTTGTTCTTTTTGCATGATTCTATCAAAAAGTTCCATGTAATCTTTTTTGTTGTGTAAATATTCTTTATCCCAACCTGTCATATAAAAACTCCGTTATTTTTTGATGTCCCTTTTCATTAGGGTGTACATCTAATTCAGATACTAATAAATCTGTTCTATAAGTTAAACTTAATCCTGGTTTATATCTTAATGTTTTCTCCTCAACATGAAATCCACCTATTCTTTTTGATAGAGGCCAACCAATAAAATCTTTTTCATTTATATATTTGTCATATTTAAGTACAATTTTATCACAAGTTGTACGGTCAACACTTTGACTTTCGCTAACTGGAATGTACTCATACTTTTCTACAAATTCTGGATTATCTTTATTCTCATATTTTTCAGCGTCTGTTTTTGATAGACCAGAAATAAAGCCATCAAATAAAGAAATCATTTGAAATTGTTTAAAAGGTATATTAAATCTTTCGCATATTAATTGCAAACTTATCATATATCTTAAATCTTTTCTTAAAAAACTAAAAACATCTCCGTCTTGGTCAATTCTTCTTTGTTTCCAAATAGAGTAAGGACCCTCCTGATAATCTTTTCTTTGACATTGAGACCAAGCAGGTATGACTAATCCAATTGTGGATTTGTCTTTAATTTGTAATATTTTTTCTAAAAGACTTGAATAGATGTATTCATTACCAGCACCATTTTGACCTAGATTTATACAATCCATATCTAGTTTTTTAGCTAGTAACTCTGGCCATTTTGGCCAATCACAAATCATTTCTGGATGAACAGCAGATACAAAATTGTCATCTGTAAAACTACAACCACTTGCCAATAATATCTTTTTCATTATATACTCTTAATTAATTTAACTAATATATTTATATTGTCAGAATACATCTGTTTTGTGGGAACAGGTCTTTTAAAGTAAACCGGTCCACCATCTTTGATATCTTTATCTCTTAAATATATTACTTCTTTTTCTAACCATTTACACTCTTGTATTAATCTAGGTGCTGGGTCAAAATATGTTTTAGTGTAAACATACTTGTTAAAGATACCTAATAAGTTTTGAACAGGTGCAAATACATTGTTATAATCGTTGTTAATATATTTCTCGTTGTATGACAATATACCATGAGATTTAAAACAATTAGGACAATCTTTAATTTGTTTATCTACTTCATTATAATATACATCATTTGTACCTAAAAATAAGTATTCAAATTGTATATCATTTACCACAGGTTTATAGATACTAAAGTTTATCATTTTCTCAAACTGTTCTCCCTCACCATTTGGATAAACATCATAGTCACACAAATTATAAACTTTTTTAGTTTTAAAATATTCTATAGCTGGTTGCCATAAATCGTGCTGATTTTCAGCATAAACTGATATTAAGTTACCACTAAACAACAAGTGCATAGTTAATAACTGGTCTTGTGTGTAATCTTTTTTATCTTTATATGGTAAGGTTAATTGACTTCTACCTAAAATTAGTGTTATCTCATTTGGTTTAGGTGTGTATTCATTAAATATTACAGGCGCATAGGGTGTAATATATTTTTCTTTTATATTATTGAGATAGTCTTGTTGTGTAAAATTGTGATTTGTAATTATTACCAATTGGCTTGTAATACCTATTGAATTTAAATAACAACAATGCTCATAACTATAACAAAGTAATCCATCTCCAGGTTTACTGGAACATACTATATTAATCATATAAATATTTATATAAATAAAAAGAAGGTGATTTTATGAGTTATAATAATTTGTTATCGTTTGGTGATGTTATAGAGTTGAGATTGAATTGTAATGCCTCAAAGTGTTTAGATAATATTCGCAAGTTTGAGTGGAAACAGTACAACCCCAGAAAAAACATTAACAGATTCGGTTTAAGTGTAACCAGTTCAGATGGTACAATGAATGGTATTGATTTAGATTCATTGGCCGAATATAATATTGAAAACGGTACACACTATACAGAAAAAGATTTTACAGAATTTACAGAGGTCTATCATAAATGTGATGAGACTAAAAAACTTGTTGAGCCATTTAAACCGTGGTTAGTTCGTACACACTATCTAAACTTTAGAAGAGGAGGCTTCTTTCCACCTCATAGAGACCAAAGAAGTGTTAAAGAACAAGAGTACATGAGAATATTAGTTCCTATTAGAACATGTAATCCACCAGGTTTATGGTTTATGATGGATGAAAAGCCTTTGCATTTTCAAATGGGTACTGCTTACTTTGTAAATACAAATAAAATGCATACTATATTTTCATTTGAAGATAATGCCTTTATGTTAGTTATGAATGTCAAGTGTACAGAGGAATCAATAAAAAAAGTAGGTGAATTAATTAGATGGAAATAAGCGAAGAAAGAAAAGCATTATATCAATATGCAAGATTAAGAAAACTTCCTGAAGTTATTAATTTAGGTAATATTGATAACAGTAAAAGAATATCACTTTTAGAAGATGTTGACAAAACACCTATTAGTAATGATAGAGCTGTTAAAAATAGAAAAGGTGTATATGGTGTAGAACATGACTATTCAACACCAGCAGGTAAAACTTATAATCAAAGACATATAGATAAATTAATTAAACTGACAAGGTTTGCAGAATGTTTAGAAAACTTTGTAGATATATTTGATTGGCGATATGCAGAATTAGAAAAAGATTCAAGTATACCTGAACATTTGGATAACCCTTATTATTACAGATTAATTGTAATGTTAAAAGGTCAACATGAATATGTTACATATAAAAAAGAAAAAATTATAATGAGTGAGAATGAGGTGTGGTTTGTAAATCCAGCTTATCATCATTCAGTAAAAAATATAACAGACGGTAAGCGAATTGCGTTATTAGGAAAAATTGAGATTAATGAAAACAACACCAAATTATTACGAGATAGAACCAGAAAATAATATCTTTCAAGATGTTGTAATTGATGTTACACATAGATGTAATATGAGTTGCAAAAATTGTTATATTCCAAACAGAGAAATACCTGACATGGATAAAGACAAGATGTTAGAGGCTATTAAAAAGTTTCCTAAAAGAACAATGATTAGAATTATTGGTGCTGAACCTACCATGCGTAGAGATTTACCAGAGTTAATTACAGATATTAAAAAAACTGGTAATAGATGTACCTTACTTACAAATGGTTTACGATTAGCAAAAGACTCTTATGTTAAAACTCTAAAACAACATGGTTTGACACATTGTTATGTGAGTATGAATGGCGCTGACAATGATGATTGGTATGAACAAATAGATGAGTTAAGATGTGCTACTAAAAAAGTACAGGCTCTTGAAAATTTAAAAAAGAATAATTTTATTATTGACACAGGAACAATCATTGTAAAAGGTATAAATGATGAAGTTATTGGTAGATTATTACATATGTTTAATAGATTAGAAATTAAAAATGTAATGGCAAGAATTAAAAATGTAGGTAATCTTGGTAGAAGTATGTATGATAGTGAATTAGGAAACTGGAGTATGGATGACCTAATAAAGTTAGCAAGTGAACAAACAGGTTTAAGTGTAGATTATATTGAATCTTGGAGAAATAAACCTATCTATCAGAATATAGAACCAGAAATAGATAGTTTTATTTTTCCTTTAAAAGAAAATCCAGGAAAATTACTACACAAAAGTGGTGTATGGTTTAAGATAGCAAATTGGAAAGGCAATGGTAAAGATATACCTTTTACAGGTCAAACTAGAAGAGGTAGAATGACACCTGATTTTAAAATTGCTCCTTTCTTTGAACATGTGGTGGCGAATGAAGGCGAATATTAAAAACATATTAAACGATATAGATACAATATCTAAATTAACTTACGAAGCTTCAAAAGACTCGTATCATAACTTTCACGATTTTGGTAGAAGAGTACCAGACTATTTAAACTATCATGTTGTAGAACAAGACAATAAAGTTATTGCAATGGCAGGAATGTTTCAAAGTAAATATTGGCCGTCAAACTTTGTAAGAGTATTAGATAGATGTTATTACTTTAAAGATAATAGAAGTAATACTTTAAATTCATATCAAACTGGTGGTATTGCTACAACACATTTATTACCTTTACATATAGAAATAGCATTAGAAAAAAACTTAATACCTTTTTTTTCAATATCAGGAATAAAAAGACGAGCTGCAATGCAGAAAATGATAGATAGGTGGAATAAAGGATTATATAAAAAACTTATATTATTACCTGATATGTATTTTACATGCAATCATAATGTAGATGAAAACACTAACGATAAGTGTTGGCAAAATGTTGCAATTTTAGATGTAGAAGGCTATAAAGATTTTAATTTGCCTAGCCGCCAATGCCGCTAGATAACACAGGTTCAGTTTCACCAAAATGTTCAATAATGCAAGTTACTCCACTACCTGCCAAATAATTATTTCGTGCTGTTTCGTTAGCTGCGTAGTCTTCTCTTTCAGCAATATTAGATGATATACTTTCTTCTCTAAAACAAATTTTGTAGTATTGTTTTAAACCGTCAGCTGTTTCTGATTTTTGATAAACTTCAACTGAAGGATTTACAATGTCGTCATCTTTTAATGTATCCATCAATGCCTTTGCCTCAGCTGTTGGCTCATACCATGCTGTATCTGAATTTGGTCTAGTGTAAGTAACGAGTACCCAATGTGACATAAATATTCTCCTTAAAAATAATAATATTATTATTTATAATGTATAAATAGTAATAACAAGGAGATAATTATGAATACAGTAATGATTGATGGCAAAGATTATGATGTCTCAAAAATGAGTCCAGAATTGCAAAATTACCTAGTGGTAAGACAAGAAATTCAGGCTTCTAAAGTAAGACACATAGTTGAGCTAGAAAAAATTGATGTGTTAACTTCACATTATAACAATAAAATAGCAGAATTAGTAAAAAAAGAAATACCAGAAGAGAAAAAGTAAATGGCCGCAATAGCTAATCTATCAATAGACCAAGGAACAACATTCAGTTCGGATGTTACAGTTAAAGACGCAAACGGTAACCCTTTTGATTTAACAGGATATACAGCATTAGCTAGAATGGCAAAGGGTTATTCATCTACAAGAACAAGAACAATAATCACTTGTACCGTCTCCGCTGACGCAACTTCAGGTGTCGTATCAATGCAATTATCAGCAGACCAGACTTCACAATTAGATGAAGGCAGATATGTATATGATTTAGAGATTTTACAGACTTCAAGTAGCACAATCACTAGAGTTATTGAAGGCATAATTAATGTGAGACCACAGGTTTCTATCTAATTCAACTCTTTTTTGTTATAAATATAGATAAGGAGAGAAGTAATGCCAGATATTACAGCTAAGATTAATGTAAATACATCACAAGGACCACAACAGGTTTCTGTCGCTTTACCCTCAGCTCAGGCTGCTCAAAACAGTTCTCTTCAATTAAAATTATTGGGAGATGTTGATACAACATCATTAGAGGAT